ACTTCAGGCAATCGCTGTTGATCACAGCACAAAGGCACGACTGATGAAAGTAGGTCAATACGTTTACGCCAAATTAAGCGCAACAGCAGCCGTTACGGCGCTTGTTGGCACTCGTATTTATCCGGTGTTTATCCCTGAAGATGCCACTTATCCTGCCATTGTATTCACGGTGTCCAATGCACCGACTGACAATCAGAAAGACAGGAAAAGCGATCACGACACAGCGACCGTGACTTTCACTTATTGGGCAGAAGCGAAGCAGGGGCTAAACGCATACGGAGCGCTGGATAATGTAGATGTGGCAGTCAGGGATGCGCTTGACTTTGTTACAGGCACAGCCGGAGGTGTAACGGTAGAGGGATGCAAATACATTTCGTCTACTGATGGCATGGATGAGGATGTACTGTTTGTATCGCGCACATCTGTTTATCAGTTCATAACTGCTAACTAACATGAGTTATCAATTAGGGGTTGAAATAAACGATGTAATACGCGGGCTGCAATTACTGACAGCGCAAATGAAAAAGGACGTTAATAACGACCTTAAAGGCCCGGCTGACCTATTAGCCTCTGCCATCAAAGCAAGGACACCCGTATCATCAAAGTCGCACAGCCGATACAGGAGAGTGGGCAAAAAAGGAACAAGAGCAAGAAAGGGCAGCGGAGTGATTGTCGCTACATACAGGCCTGGTAACCTTCAAAAGTCATTCAGGAGCCTTTCAAAATTGCGTAGAATCAGATTGGGTGTAATGGTAGGGCCATTGCTCGGGGGAAAGCGAATTGACGGTTATTATGCGCACTTCGTGAACAATGGCGTTACAATGACCAACGGAAAAACAAGAGCCGGAAAACGATTTGTAGAGGCCGCAATAGCAGCAGCAGGGCCAGTTGCACAAAACGCCATCTTGCAGATAATCGGTTCAAAGATTAATACTGTGAATCGTGAATCAAAGAATACATCAAGTGTTTCGCGGGGAACAGCGCCTTGGTACAAACTTTACGCCCGCGCAAAGGGCAGGGAATAAAAAGACAACACCATGAAAATACAACTTCTGAAAGATTACGAAAATTGGGGAGCGGGTACGGTGCTGGATGTGGCACCGGGTGACGCACAGCCGCTCCTGACTAATGGAACGGCAAAGCAAGTGCCTGATGACACACGGGCGCGTAAATATCCGCTCGGCGCACAGGTCGAAAATCTGTGTGTTCCACTCGCTGAAAATATGACAATCACAGCCACGCCGCAATTTATCGCGTCAATTGAGGCTGATCTGAATACAAACGACACAACGCCAAAGCAACAGGCGCGGCGCATCTTCAACAAAAACAACGACTAAATCATGGCTACAGTATTAGCAAAAAACATGAAGCTCTACACAGGAGCAACGCCCGCTGCCATTACGTGTCAGGTGGACGCTTCTATCTCAACTTCCACGAATATGTTTGAAACCACCTGCAAAGACAGCAGCGCGGTTTCTGAATTTCTGCCAGGCGCAAAGTCATGGACAGCATCCGTAACCGGAAACGTGGACTTCGCAGCTACCAATGGCGTGGAGGAACTGTTTACAGCATGGACAAATCAATCATCGGTTGCGCTTGTGTTCCAAACAGGCACAACGGGCGATGCGAAGTACAGCGGAAGCGGCTATGTATCATCCCTGCAAATCCAGTCCTCCGGCAATGATGAAGCCGTCACATTCTCTGCTGAATTTCAGGGAACAGGCGCTTTGACGCAGGCCACTATCTAATAATCCATCACATCAATCATCACTAACAATGTCGCAAATCAAGTTAAACGGCAAAATGCACCCTGTCAAATTTGGCATGGGCGCTCTCATTCAATACGAACGCAAAACGGGGCGATCCGCAATAGAGGACTTTCAAACGATGTCCGGCGGAGCGCCCCGATTGTCGGTGGTGGCAGACCTGATATATGCGGGCATCACGTGCGGTTACAGGCAATTCAAAAAGTTGCCCGATTTCACGGAGGATGACCTTGCGGATTGGCTTGACAATGAATCCATCGCTGAAATGATGCAGATGTTTCAGGATTCATTCCCACAGCAGGACGCGGGAAACGCGAACAGCCCGGCGAAGCCGACAAAGCAGAAACGGGCGTAAAAATCAATTGGCACGACCTGTTAAGGCAGGCTGCTAAAATAGGCATGGATGAGGAAGAGTTCTACCTTGCAACGCCTGCCTATTTCAAGTACCGACAAGAAGCGCATTTTGAGCAGTTTAAAAATGGTTGGGAGCAGACGCGCTTTGTTGCGTACATCATGGCAAAGACGGTAGATTCAAAGAAGCAGATAAAAAAGCCTGCTGATTTGTTGCCATTCAGTTGGGATGCCCCGATTAAGTCACACCTGAAAACACGCTCACAGATGAACGACAAAGAGCGTGAAGAGTTTGATAAGTTCGATCGCGATGCAGATGAAATCCTGAAAAAAACCAACCCTGAACTTTACGCCCGTTACATGGAGGCTAAACTAAAAAAAGATGGCATCTAAAGCAGTAGCACTAAACGTCAGGCTGGGCGTAATTTTCGATGAAAAAACTTTAGCAGCCACCGAAAAGGCGCTCCGGCGCTCTGGTGAAAAACTATCCCGCATAGGCTCTGATTTAACGCTATCCTTGTCCGCTCCGCTTGGACTATTCGGTGGCGCTGCCATCAAGGCGGCTGGAGATTTGGAAAGCCTTACCCTTGCTCTACAGTCGCAGTTGGGAAGCGCGGAGAAAGCAGGCGCGGAACTTGAGAAACTTCAGAAAATTGCAGAGAATCCAGGTTTAGGACTTGAGCAGGCGGTCGGCGCTTCCATCCGATTGCAGGGCGTAGGCATTGCAGCCAATGATGCACGGGAGATTATCAAACAACTCGGTAATGCCATTGCATCCACCGGAGGCACAGCACAGGAGTTTGACAATGTGACGCGGCAATTTACGCAGATGATTTCCAAAGGGCGTGTTCTGCAGGAGGACATCAGCGTTATATCTGAATCCATGCCCAATATTGCCCAACTGATGCAAAAAGCCTTTGGCACGCAATCAGTTGAGGGCATCAGAGATATGGGTATCGGCGCAAAGGAATTTGTTGCCGGCATCACAGCAGCAGCCGCCGAACTTCCACGTGTCAAGTCAGGGATTAAGAACAACATTGAGAACGCAATGGATGCGGTTAAAATCGCACTTGGTAAGGTGGGATTGGCCATTAACGATGCGTTTGACATCAAGGGCGGGCTTGAGAAGTTCGCAAAGTTCATCACGGACGCAGCCGCCGCGTTTGATAGCCTGAACTCAACCACCAAAACAGCCATTGCGTACTTCGGCGCATTCTTAATAGCTATTGGGCCAATTGCCAAAGTATTAAGTTCTATCCAGTTGGTTTCTTCTTTGGTGGTGTCAGGATGGGGTAGCCTGGTGAAAGGTATGGGCGCTTTGGTAACGTGGGCCGGACAAGTCAGAACGGCGTTCCTTGCACTTAGCCTGTCAATGCAGGCATTTATCGGCATAGGCATCATTGTAGCCGTCACAGCACTTGCAAACGAGTTCGGACTATTTAACCGCCAACTGACAGCCGCGGAAAAGTCCATGCAGGTGGTGAACGACCTGACAGCACAGGCGAAGGCAGAAACAGCCGGAGAGCGCGCACAGGTTGAATCACTTATCAAGATACTCGGCGATGAAAACACGAAGCGAGAGGACAAGATAGAAGCGCTGAATGAACTGAAGTCAATCAATCCGGCATACTTCGGGCAATTGACGGTTGAGACAGCAACAGTTGACAATCTCAAAACGGCTTATGAAGGATACGCACAAAGCATTATTAAGGCAGCACGTGCGAAAGGTGCGGAGGCGCAACTTATTGAACTTGATAAGCAGAGGGAAGCGCAGGTCAAAGCGCTTGCAGAGGCTGAAAGACAGTATAACGCAACAAGACGGGAGCGAGTAGGTATCAATCGCAATGACGGCGATCTAAATGCCGGAGGCAATACAGCGGCGGCATTCCTGAAGGCTCAAGAGGCATTAAAAGCAACAGAACAACAGATTGCTGATATTACAAAGCTGGTTGACGGATATGCAGCAGAGCGTGTAGCCATCAAGGCCGCCACAACAGCGCAAACTGAATCCGCAAATGCAGCAGCAGCGGCCAACGCAAAAAAGACACAGGCATCAGAAGCGGCCATTGCAGCGGCAAACCGACTGAAAGATGTTTACAAAGAAGTCCAGGCAGATATTCAGGCTGAAAAGGACTATCAGAATGCACTTGGTGCGGAGGATATTGTACAGCAGGCAGAGACAATTGAGAAAGGACTGAAGCGCCTGATTGATGCCGGATTCAGCCCCACATCAGCGGAGGTTGAAAACCTTAAGGAGCAACTGAAAGGGCTGTATAGCGAATTTGGCACAATACCGACCATCCCGACACTACCAACGCCAACGGGCGTACAAAGTGAAGGTGCGGGAATACTGCCTATTATATCGCAGGTTGACACAAAGCCGCTGGATGATTACTACACACGCATTTCAGAGATTACGCAAGGGCTTACAGAAGGCACGCTGAAGTTCGGTGAAGCATTTACAACCACCGCTGAATTGATTTCAGAGCAGGGTACAATGATTGAAAATACCGTGCTTGGTATTGCCAATGCGATGGCTCAAAGCGCATCCGAAGGCGCAACATCCATGCGCGAACTCGCACAGGCTGCAATATCAGCCGGACTAAAAATAATACGCTCATACATTCAGCAGGGCGTAGCAAGTGCAGTATCAAAGGCGCTGACATCTGTACCGTTCCCATTCAACATTGCAGCCGGAGCGGCGGCCGGATCGGTTGCGAGTGTGCTATTTACAAACCTGATTTCAAAGATTGGCGTTAATGGATTCGCACGTGGTACTGCCTTTGCGCCCGGTGGTATGGCGCTTGTCGGTGAAAAAGGGCCGGAGCTTGTCAATATTCCGCGTGGTTCGCAGGTCATATCCAATATGCGCACAAACCGACTACTTGAGGGTATGGGGCAATCGGGCGGCGTTATGCAGGGAGAGTTCACAGTCAGGGGTACAGATTTGGTATTGGTACTTGACAGGGCCAAAGCAAGACAATCAAGAGTGTTTTAATCAAAATCAAAAGACATGGCATTAAGGGTTTACGGCATCGGCAAATCACCATCAGGCGTTCAATACAACGCCGCGATATACGAC